TTGTATTCGTTACATTAACCCAATCGCTAGGTTGTAACTTTAAATACTCAATCGTAGTGAGTAACGAAATTGTTGATGTCTGCCTCTGTCTATCCAAGACTATTGCCGAAAGCCTTTGAGCCATAGTCTGTGTAGATGTGAAGGGAAACTGAAGCTCTAGTAATTTTTTATAGTTAGCTGATGACTCTCCAGACGGGGTATCCGCTGCCAGATAAGTAGCGTTCTCATAGACGGGCGCTTCCATTGCTTCATACTTTGCGCTGGCATCTACGAATATTGATTTAACGGTATTGTACATTTCGCCATTGCCAGCTTTAGTGGAGATGCTTATATCCCCAAGAACATCCTCGTCCGTGATGGTTAAACTGGTTGATTGGTCACCGCCCACAAAGAGGTTAAATTGGCCGTTAGTGTAAGAGATAGCACCCGCACAAGAGGTTAAAAAACCCTCCAGAATCCCCTCTCCTGACGCAGAGGCGTTAGTAAACCCATTAGCCGTATATCTGGTTTCTGATGATCCAGAAGGCGTAGCAGCGCTTCCTCCCATGCCAGAGTGGTTTGCGCAGTAGTAATAAAGAGCCGGAGCGCTTGTTGCGACAGTGATCTGAACATAAGCCCCGCTACTTCCGGCAGTGCCGCTAGTCGTGAACCCTGTCGTGTACTGTGATCCGCCCCCATGAGTTCCGTCTGATGTGGCCGAGAATCTTAGCGGGTGGTTACTGTTGGTGTTATTAGATTGGTCAAACTTATAAGTGTTTCCCTCTGTGAGTGTTAGTGATGCCTGAGAAGTTCCATCTATTACAAACTTACCCCCAGCAACAGTAACCGTATGGGTTGTCAGATTTGCATTAGGCACAGAGGTTGATTCATCACAAATATCAGCAGCCTTATGAAAGCTTCCGACTGTGCTTCCACTACCATCATTTATCTCGCTTGCAACCGCTTTTAACCCATAGGTTGTATCTGTTAGATAGTCTCTAATTATGAGTGCTGGGTTAGCCGACCAAGCCGTTGAGTCATCTCTTGGATCAAAAACCTTCTTTCCTTTAACCTCAAACCATAAGGCGGGGAGTTGCCCGTTCTTTTCTGGGTCGTATATTAGCTCCATATAGACGTAAGCCATTCCCTGAAACTTGGCTGTTGCAGGGTAATCGCTTGAAAGTGAGGCCGCAGCCAAACCATCAACCGCAGTCTGACTACCGTCATGGAAGGTAAACCTTATTAAACGACCACTACCAAATGAGTTATCGTTATCAGTATTGGTAAAATCAGAGTTGGTTACAGTAAAGACTGTTTCCCCGCTTGTAGTTGCGGAGCTTGTTGTCAGCAGAATATCGTTTAAATAAACCGCTTCTAGGCTTTGTATCTCATGCCCCGCTAGAACTATAGCCATATGCAGCTTATTGTTCTCTGTGCCGCTTGTGTTCATCTTTACGATAGTTCCGGCTACACGACACTTACCATAAACTATTTGTCTGGGAGCTTGCGCTGCGCGGCCTGTCAGCTTAGTTCCAAAATTACCTTTTGTTGCACTGACACCTTTACTTGTAAGCATTCCAACGCCAGCAGATACCAGAGTTCCAACCGCTGTAACAACGGCATACTGCAAAGCGACATGAAACCCACCTAATACTGTGCCTTTTGCAAATATAAGTGGTGCAGTCATACCAAATGTGCCGAGAGTAAACACGGTTACGGCTGTGACTGCTGCCGCGATAAGCGCTGTTTTTATTGCTTTCACTTTATTCTAAAGCTCTCTGTAATATAAAATTTATCCACTGCCGCTGTTCCTTTGTCTGATGGCGCTCGTACAACAAACCCATCATATATACCCACAGCAAAATCCTTTTTCTTGTAGATTGTTAAATCTCCTAGCTGCGGCTTTTCTATGGGTTCAAGCCCAGCCCTTAAAGCTATCACTTTTACCAGAGCAGAAAAGTTATTCCCGTTCTTCCTGATTACTTCTATGGCTGTTTTCTTGTCGCTCCATCTTAGCTCTTTTGGAACTAGATGTTCTCCCGTCATGGCTAGAACCGCCGCATTAGTAAATCTACAACAATCCCAAGTACCCCACGCAAAGCCGTAATCTTTATGTTGAGCCAAAAAGAGATGAAGGTTTATTTTCCAATCTTCAAGCTTTTTTATCTGTCACCACCTCTCTTTTCAAAGGTTTCCATAGCATCAAAATCAGTGTTGCCAAAATTAGGAGGAGCAGAACCACCGCCGCCAACACCTTTTCTTCCCCAATATATTTGCATCTGGTTTACTTTTGCCACCTGATCTAATGAGGTATCCCCGTCATACAGGTATTGTTGGGATTCTTTTGTATACCGAATATTTGAAGGTCTAGTTAAATCAATTAGCCTGTTTTCTGTTTGCAGCGTAATCGTTGCTCCGCTTGTACTATCAGTTATATCTGCCTGAACCATTCTGCCCTTGTAGAGAGTTAGGTAGCCATCAACAATATTAGTGCCTCCAGAGGTGAAGGCCATGAACAAGGTAACTGGTCTGTTTTGGTAGTTCTCTGTTAGAGCATACCCTAAAACGTCTGCATCCATGCCGGATAGCTGAAAGGTAACGCCAGAGCTTTTTAATTCTTTGGTATCCTCTACATCTGAGATGGATAAAAGTGTACCCGCACCTTCATATGTCTCGCTGTTTATGATTAAGTTATCCAAGCCAGAATGTATTCTTACGGTGTCCGTATCAAATTCTGCCTTAATCGCAAACTTAATTTCTTGATGATCTTGCGCCAGACGCAGCGCTGTTTTGGTGTCAATCCCTGCCCTGCTAGCCATTAGATTACCTCGGTAAAAGCTAAACTAATTCCGTACAGGCTTACTTGATTGGCGCTCCATGTAACCGCATTTTCAGCCAATCTAAACCTTGATTGGTTGTAAGTGCTGCTAAAACCAACGTAATGAGTGTTTGCTAGATCAGATCGTAGCTTTGGTTGTATGGATACAGAGTAATGATTCGGTGAACCGCTTTGGCTTGTTTCTGTAGCGTCAGAGGTTGCCATAACAAGCTGCACTCTAGGGGATAGTGCGGCTGCTCCTGAATATATGGCTAAGAAATCGCCCTTTTTAATTGTGCCTGTGTTTGAGTTTCCAGAGGCCGCAAGAGATAAAGCTTCAGAGCCTTTAATGTTCTGCTTTACAGAGCATCCTGATGTACTGTTTTCTGTTGTTAGAGTGCTATTTACAACGATTACAGAGTCAGATGTTTTGGTTGTTATCTTGTGAGTGCCATTGTTGGGTACGTTATTAGCTCCCGCAATAGTTATGTAATCCCCTACTATTAGACCATCAAATATATCTGAGCTTGATGTTATTTGACTGCCGCTTGAGGCAAAACTCAAGGTTGCGCTAGAGACATTAGTCCCACTATCAACTCGTATTTCCCCCGCCAGATAACCTCCGTTGTATGTTCCTACTGGGTCTTTAGCATCAGGGTCTATAAAATTAAAAAAGTTTGTTGATCCTATACATTCTAACAAAAACGCTTGCCATTCAACGGCTTGCGTCCTGTTCATTGGCGGAAGATTGGCTGTTCCTTCCCAGCCTACAAAGTCAAACTCTTGAGTTCTTTGCTTGCCTGAAAAGGGTGATGATGTTGCGCCTACAGCCCTGTTTAACGTAAAGGTTGAATCTATAAACCACGGACTTGTTGGCATTGATATGAGTTTGGTCATGTGCCTAGCAATCCTTTCCTGTATGCCCCGCCCCGTCTAGTTGCTTCTAACACGCCCAGCTTGGTCACGTTTGCTATCTCAGGGAGCATTCGTTGTACTTCTGTTCTGACTGTACCAACAACGCCAGCGGATAAGTTAATTGTTTGATTTACCACTATAGGCGAACCTTCTGAACCTGTAGAGTTTGATACTGTTCCGGCAGTATGAGGAGTAAATAACTCTGGGCCTCTTTCTCCGACTAGGTAAGGTCTTCCGCTTGTTACTGAGCCGCCTGTCATTCTAGGAGGAATCGGTGAGCGCATAATACCAATAGCCGCACTGGGTTGAGGTGTTACTGTAGCTCCTCCGCCTACGCTACCTCCACCACCGCCCAATAAAGAGCCTAAATTGTTTATAGCTGGCAAGGGAGCCATACCAAAACGACCAAAGATCGCATTTAAAATATTGTTTACAACTAACAAGTTTAAAAATGTTGAGATTATTTGAGAAACGAGACTCTTAGTAAAATTCTTAAAGCCTTCCAGAGCGTTCTGTCCTTCCATTAATCCTGTGACAAAAGTGTTAGTCATCTGTTGAGTTGAGTTAATGATGGACTCATTCATCGCCTCAATTTCTTCTTTCACTAATGCAGCATTATCACCTATCTCATCTGCCGCCCCTGCTGTAGACCCCACCACTTCTTCTAGTTGAGCATTTAACTCTTCAAAGTCTGCTTTTTGATCCTCGCCTCCAAAAAATTCATCAAAAAGACTTAGCGATCCTTTTAATTGTTCGTATAAGTCTCCAAGAAGGGGAACCCTAGTAATTATTGCGTCTAAACCTTCTACCTGTTCTTTTATGCCTTCATTCAGGCTTTCCATGTTTCCTGATAGGGCAGCTACAGCAATAGCAATACCGCCGAACAAAAGCATGGGATTTCTTCTTGCTATACCTATGATTGACTTTGACATTACAATCATATTCACAACAACAGCTTTAAGCGCCCCAGATATTGCCGCGATATTGTTAAAAACCGCCTGACCAAACAAAACGCCGAAGGCCGTAGCCGCAATATAAGCATTTTTCTGTATGACATCTAAACTTGCTGCCATTGCTTTGAAAGTAGCGTTTATGCCAGCACCTAAAGCAGAAGCCAACGGGGTCAAGGAATTAACAAGGCTTATTAGTCCTCTAGCAACATTGGTAAGGGCTTCATTGAGGCCGGATTCTCCGATTGTATTAAACAAGATTGACGTAGCATCAGCTAAGTTTGAGAACGATCCAGAAACAGTATTCGCTCTTTCTTCTAGTGCTGTTGGGAATTTTTCAGAGCCTATCTTCCGTATAAAGTCAATAATAGACTGCGAGTCTCGCTCTATAGTCGTTGTAGTATTGTCAAAAGTTACAGCTAGCTTATCTCCCTCTACTTTGGCAATAATTCCAAACTGCTTCAGCATCTCCATCTCGCCAGTTGTGGCGTTAAATGCTGCTTGCGATATTTGGGTTATATCTTTGCCAAAAGCTGCCGCAACATTACCAAAATCAGTAAGAACATCTGTAGTTGGTGTAATTCCGGCATTGAGAAGCGTTGTAAAGGCGCTAGTGACGTTTTCTAACTGGAAGGTAGTGTTAGCGGTAAAAGCTGTAATTAGCTCCATAGAGGCCGCTGCACCCTCTGAGCTTCCAGTAATTGCTCTTAGGGTTGCGTTTAAATCCTCAAAAGTACGAGAGGTATTTATTACCTGACGGCCTATTGTGACAAGCCCTAGTGCCGCAAAAACACCCGCCAATCGCTTAAAGGTAAATATGGATTGATTTGTGCTTTTATCCAGACTGCCGAGCTGTTTCTTTACGCCATTTAAACCATTGCGTAAGTCTTTAGTATCAGCCCGTATCTGGACAATGAGTTCATCAACTGTAGTAGCCATTAGTCAGGGTTTAACTCCATTAGCTTTTCTAGCTCACCTTTAGTCATAGGATCAGCACCCTTGCCTCCATGAAACTCCTTGAAGCCGGATATGGCTAAAGCAATCTCAACTGGAGTCATATCCCAGAATTGTTGTGGCGGTATCCCTATCATCCCAACGCATACTTCAAAAAGCCTTGCCCAATCTATCTCATCATTCTGATGCATCGGCTCTTGGCTGCTGACGCATAAGAGCAGCGGTCAACAATTCCGCAACCGCTTGACAAGAAGGAACTAAACCAACCTTATCTACAATGACCTTAACCGCTTTTTCGGTAACATCATTGCCCCCGCCCCTAAGGGCGTGATAAAGGATTACGCATAAATGCTGAACCCTAATGTCTGCCTCTGCCAGCCTTTGAGTGATTCCGAGTATACCTCTATCTAACTGCTCTTCTATTTTTATAATAGAATCAATAGTTAAACGAGTTTTATACTCCTCCTCCCCCAGCTTTATCGTCATCTCGCCCTTCAACGGGTTTGTCATCTGACTTACTCCTTTGCTTTTTAGCGTCTGCTTTAACCGTTATATAGACAACAGAATCTCTGTCATCTACTCGGACTGATTCAACTTGCGCGGGTTTGCCATCAACCTCTATAGTTGGTTCTGCGTCCTCAACCATAATGGGGACAAATATTTCATTGCCCCTCATTTTGCCATCGTACTCAGCGCCTTCTATTTTTACTTTGACATCTTCCCAAGACATAGAATCACCTTATGCTGCCGCGAATGATATTGTTCCGCTGCCTTCAAAAGTCATACTGTAGGTCGCTTCACCGTTGTACTCTCCCGCATATTCCAGAGATGTACACAAGAAGCTGCCAGTGTATGTGCCTAAGTCTGGAATGACAAAAGACATAGCTTGAAGGGCCGCACCGCCAAAATTAGTTCTGGCTTGAACTTCAGCCGTGGAGTCAGTAAATACTCCGCTTCCTGAGACGGTGATGCTTTGAACTCCGGCTGCTGGAAGCAACGTACGGAGGTTAGAACTATCTTTGTTTGTGATGTCTACCATTTCCTCGTTGAGAGTGATAGAAGTTGATCGCAAGCCACCGATTGTAGTTTGTGATCCGCTTACAGCCACTTTGACGAGAACGGCAGAACCTTTTTGAGCCGCCATAACCTTACCTCTGTGTTAATTAGTTCCCAACATTACTGCACGAAATCGCATGACCCCGTGTCTTGTTATACCATCTGGATCGCGTAAAACGTCCGCAAACTCAAAGCGCCCGTTTATATAATTATATCCTGTCACGGATAGAGATACATCATGCAATAAAGTATGTATTCTGTCCATTATCTGTTTTGTTTCCATACTTCCATGCCCTCTGCTCCAGACATGAATGCTAATAGTTGTCTCGCTTCCATCTACATCCTTTGTAGAATAATCCCTTGTTGTATCATCGCCAATCTGCACAAACGGGTAAGCGCTGCCTTGTGGCACATCATCATACACCCCCGCGCCAAGCGTTGAGGTTAGGTTGCTATCACTGTTTAACTTAGAAAACAGCGCTGTTTGTAGAGGAAACTGCCCGACTGTCAATTTATTATTCCTTCTCTCATAAATATATTGCGTATCTTCTTGCTACTCTCATGTAATGCTGGCCTGAGAAATGGTCTAGCACCCATCTTATTAGTGCCAAACTCAAGATGAATTGCGTATTCGGTTGAAGCTATAACGCGACCTATAAAGCTGTTTCCTTCTTTTATAACATCGTGAGCAATACTATTAGCCAAACGTCCTGTATCTGAAGCTGGAGCTTCCCCTTCCGCTGATACTTGATGCTGCCTTGTTGGGTTATACCGAGTAACCATTTCACCAGTTTTTACGCCCCTAAGAATGCTATCAATTGCCTCATTGCGAACAAGCATTCCTGACTTAGCCATAGCCCGTCTTATGTTCTGCTCCGGCCTATGAGCCATCTTAGTTTCTAAGCTTTTGATAAACTGGGCTTTATTCTTAATCATGCCGCGACATTTTCCTCTGCGGTTATCACATAATACTTATTTCTTTCGTTGTAATTTACAACGCTTCTAATCTGAAAGACCCTAGTACCCCATAGTATGCGGTTTGCAGCAGTTATATTCTTGTCTGACCTGTACCGTATAACAAATTCAAATTGCTTTCTGTCCTGTAGTTGTCCTTGCTTTACTTGCTCCCTGCCGATCTTAGTTTTAACTGAAGCAAAGGTTGTAAAGTTGGTAACTAGCGTTTCCGCATAGCCTCCAGCCCCGTCAGCCGTTCTAGTCTGGTTTTGAACGGTTATCTGTTCCCGCATAGCCCCTACTGAAAACTGACTCATAGCCTACCCCAAAGCCCCAAATGAGCTAGTACCAAGACCCCCGATAAGCTTAAATGGCTGGTAAAGCTTGTGAATCATGGGCGGCAAGTTTGTGTTTCCGTCAGTCATGTCCCCTCTTTGGTCGTAAAGGTAAGAGATATGTTGCAGCATCCCAACCTTTAGAGCATGAGGAATATCAGCCGGAGTTGCATAACCCGCCAAGAACTCTATCTCTATTGCATTGGCGACACGCAAAGCATGAGGCCAAGTCTCTCCTGTTCTCAAGACCACTCTAGCTGGCTCTCTGGCTGTATCAACATAGTAGCGAGTTGACGCCATTGTTGTTGCGTTGTCGCTGTCATCATAGGTTTTAACAGAAGAAACAGAGCGAACAGGCGCAGTAGGAAGAGCAATATAATCTTTGTTAAAGTTTAGGTACGGGCCTATTCTT